TCCTCTTTTTGAAAGCAGAGAGTTTACACATTGTTTTGTGTAATTTAATCTTTCACATGCTATAATTTCTGCTACTATTTTAATTTTATTGTAAGTGCTCTATGATACAAATCTGTGACATAGTTCTTTACTTTATCCTTATGATTTACATCTAATAAATCAATGAATTCAGATATAGAATTTTCGATACTAATGTTAAAATCTTTAGTATTAGCTTCTTCCACATTAAGTTTCGAGGCTTCTGAATAATCATACTCTAAAGTAAGTTCAGTAGGCTTAATAGCAGCAATCTTACGTACTATAGTATCTACTAATTCAGGATCGAGTTGCTTATCGATATAAAATTTAACTATATTACCTTTAATAGCATTTTTTAATGTTTCTCCTGTATATAGTCCTTTATTAATATCTGTGTATCTTATTTTATTATAACACGGTGAAATATTGTTTTCAATAAAAGTATATTCAAGAGTTTTTAATTCTAATATATATAAACCTTTAGTTGTACCATAATCACCCCAATCCTGTTGATAAGGTGCTCCAACATAAAGAACAGTACCTTTTTCATATTTGCGTTCTTCTCTATGATGAAAATGACCAGTAATAGTAAGTGATGCTCTTTCAGTTAAATCTGATGCTTTAAGCCCATTAGTACACACTTTATAAGAGTTCATTTTAAAACTATTAATTTCAAAATGACCTACAATTAAATCACATTTCGGTACTTCATTAATATCTTGACCCCATGGGCAAAAAGCTATTTTTTTACCTTGCGTATCAAGTACCACAAGCCTATCAACAACAGTAATGTTAGACCAGCCTCTGAGAATAGAAACTGAATTAATAGTTGAGTTATCCCGATAAAAAGCATCGTGGTTGCCCACAGTAATGATAATATTAAAATCCCTAAGGGTGTCAAATATATCAGTAGCAATATGCAAAGTATTAACAGCAATGTCGTTACGATCATGAAATATATCTCCTGGTATTATTATATCTTTTATTCCGTTTTGTCTAAATTGTTCAGCAGCCCACTTTGCATGGTCAAGAGCAATCTTGTGCCATACTGCACTGTTTCTATGTACACCATAATGTGGGTCTGAAAATATTCCGACTTTAGAATTAATTAGCTTCATTATTATTATTATTACGTTTAAACGGATTAACTGGATCATCCACCCCAACAGTAGGTCCTATGATACTATATACTTCTTCTTGATAAGCTGCAAGTGTATCTCTCATACGCTTTTCTTTTTTAATACGAGAACGCCAGCAGTTAAAAGATATTGAATTAAAATATGAAAAAGGGTTACTACCTTTATCAAAATTATATTTTTTATCTTTTAAAGCATTAAACATATTAATAAGAGAATCCCCTATAGCGTCTTCTTTAAATGTATAATTGATAAAATTAGAAGCGTGTGCAAGACCATAAGCTATATTTTTAATCATCATAGCCAGTTTATCAGAAATAATATCGGTTTTATAGTATTCTCTTAACTCAGCTGTAAATTCAGCTGGGCTTACATAATAAACTTTTTTAGCTTTAGCTGATTCACTTAAAGGCTTCTTGACCTTAGGTGGTGCTTCAGTTTTCGGTAATTGTTTTTTCGGTAATTTTAATTTGTTCAAGGTCATAAAATTCTTTTCTTTTTTCGTAATGTTTGCTACCATAAATAAGTTCATCTACTATGTCAATAACAGTAAGAACATCCTTACTTTCGTGAACACGTAAACCACGACCAATAGACTGTAACGTTTTGATCTTAGACTTACCACCAGCAGCAAACACTATATAATGTATGTTTTTTATAGAAATTCCAGTAGAAAAGATCTTACTAATAGCAACACATACAACATTGTTATGTAATTCCATTAACTCTTGCACCTTTTTACGATCTTCTACTTCTACACTACCCTGTACAAAGTATACTTGTTTATTAGTCAGCATTGTAAGTGCATTAAAAAGTGCTTCTCCATGAGCTATATGATCTACAAGTATAAGACTATTGTTATTTAATTTACTAATAATATTTTTAACAACATCATTTCTAAATTTATTAATATGTATAAAGTCTAACTCAGTTAAGTAACGTTGAGAAGCGGCGACAGCTGTATAATCTGGTTTTATACCATATTCAATATGAAGTGCTATAGCCTGGGCATTAGCAATGTACTCTCCTCCAGCAGCTTCTCTTAACTCAGTAGTAGTCTTTTTAAAAATAACAGGACCAATATAGTTGTTAATATTCCAGATATCAATATCGTTTTCTGGTAACGTACCTGTAAAGCCTATACGTCGTAGAGTAGGTATTTTATCAATAAGTTTACAAAGCTTGTTACCACGGCGAAGTTTATGACATTCATCTATTACTAATAAACCGATCTTGTTAAACCAAGTAATATCTGATTGTTTACTTTGTAAAATACCCATGTTAGCAATAATAACACGTGCATTAGGATCTAGTTCGGTGTCTCCAGTCCATTTGCTTACTATTTCTATAGGGAAATTGTAAGATACAAAGTCTTTGTATGTCTGGGAAACTAACCCTAAATCAGGAACTATTATTAGTATCTTTTTAGTGAGATCAATTTCATGCAATGCAGCATATACTAAATTAGCAATAATTAAAGTCTTACCACCACCAGTAGCAAGCTCAATAACACCATACCCGTAATCTAATGCTTCATTGACTGCTAATTGTTGATAATCTCTAAGTTCAAAGGTACTTTTAAGTTTTTTAACATTTAGCTCTGAATTGGGTGTTAATATATGTGTTTGTTGTAATATGTCACTATACTCTTGATTAAATTTAATTTCAAATGGTATAGTTTGAGAATTTAAATATGTTACAATGTCCGGAACTAAACCTATACCACAATAACCAGCATTAGTGATAGCATATATACGCTGAGGTAAAAATCGTTGATACCGGTTAAACCGTGCACCAGGATTTTTTACACTAAAATGTTCCTTAATATTGTTAAGGTATTCCGAAACAATCTTTACTTCTTTACGCTTAGATTCGTATTGAAATTCTACTACCATTACGTTGTTTCAAGTTTTTGCAAATCGATCACGTTTTTGCAATCGTATGTTAACGAGCTAGTTAGCTTTTCTACTTTTTCAAGATATTCAATAATACCCTCAAGTTTATCAATAAACTCTGAAAGCTTATTAATTTCAGGATTATTTTGAGTTAATTGTTCGAGAGCAGATTTACTCATCGATACCGGAATAGCATTGGCAGTAAACTTGATAAGTTCTTTCTTTTTAGATTGAAACTTACGTAATTGTGCTTTATGTTGCATCATACGTGCCACCCACTTATGTTTAATAGTAGGTACAAGCATGGCTTTGTCCTTAAGAGATAACTCATCAACTTGAATATCGTTTATAATTTCAGTTTGATAGTTAGTAAATAATGTATCTAAGTCAGGTAAGTCCATAATTAACAACATAAGTATAATATATTCTTCATTAAAATCAACAATGAAAAACTTTAATAAAAGATACAAAGAATTAATGGAAGATATGGGCACCGGTGCTGTAGGTGGTAGTATGACTACAAGTACGGTGTTTGGTCCAGGTCAAGCACATCCAACTAATGTAGGACAATCAAGCGATTTCTATGCTACCGGGGATGCTCGTAATATATGGGGAGTAGGTCCTAAAAAGAAAAAGTCCAGATTTAAAGCACCTAAAAATAATCCAGGTTTTAAATCTAAGTTTAAAGTTATTCGTAGAACTCCACCGAGTTTGTAATAAGTCAAATTAAATGGATTTAGGACACTGGCAAACAACATTACCCTACAACAATGATAACTTGCCTTTTGGTTTTATTTATCGTATCACAAATCAAACCAATGGTAAAATCTATTTTGGAAAAAAGCAAATTAAAAGAACTAAAAAACTCAAACCTCTTAAAGGAAGAAAAAACAAAAGACATTTTGAAGTAGAGAGTGATTGGAAAGTGTACACTTCGTCTTCAAATGATGTTAATGAAGATATTGTATTACACGGTAAAGACAAGTTTAAATTTGAAATAATAAAATTTTGTGATAGTAAGTTTGAACTAGCTTATTATGAAGCTAAAATACAATTTGACAACAATGTTTTAATTAAAGAAGGATTCTACAATGGTATTATAAACTGTCGTATTGGAAGAGCGCCGGGTGCGCTATTAAAAAAGCTTGCACAAGAAGCAAATAATGTTACTATAGATACAAATGCGATATCATCAAACAAATCTTAACTTGATAATAATAGACTTTGAAAGTGTTGCTAATAATATACAAAACAGTTATTTAACAAAGTTAAGAAATGAGTTTCAAGTGTTTTCGGAAGATCTTCCGAAAAAAGATGCAAATAGGTTATTGGTTTATTACATTTTAGAGCATGTACTCGAAATACAGTTAAAATTTAAAGCACATAAAAAAAACCTGATTTATTATATTAATGAAAAATTGGAAACATACAAAAATATAAAACTAAACTTTGTACAAACAGCAATTGCATTAAATTTGATAGTGTATACAGATACATTAGATTTTAATTGTATATACAGTAAATCCGGGGAGCATACAGAATTAATTAATAGTGTAACTAATTATAGATTTAACTTTGATCATAACAAGTTTTCTCATAGAAAATTAATAACCTACTTAAAAAAACGCAAGCTAAGCCCGGATATTTTAAACCAATTTAAATAGCAAGGCTTGCCGGGAGATATATATATTATATATGATATATCAGGCGAGCGTAGCGAGCCTATTAAAAAATATACAAAAATAACCTGATACCCACTATATAATACGAATTACTATTCGTGTAGAGTATGTCTTTTCCTCTCTCTGTTATTATATTAGCTGAATCCACGAAAAATCAACTATAGTTCTTTATTTTTGTTGTAAGCAAGTAAATATATTAAATGGAAACTAATTACGAGAAGTTTAAACCCAAAAGCAAGTTTCTTGCAATTGTTGCAAAGTTTAAAAGAAACGGGCTTGCTACTGAAGACGGTGCATTACCTGGTAATGTAACATCTACACCAGGAGCAGTACCAGTAACAGGAACAACTAATCCGTCTGTTGCTTCTAATCCTGCTAAAGCTCAAGCTCAAGATAAAGTTAATAAGGATATGATAGAATTAAACAAAAAGAAAAAAATAGATATTCAAAATCAAATTAATACAATTAACAGCGGTATGGGTCAAATTAGTAATCAAACAAATTCACCAGATCCTCAAATTAAAGCAACTGCACTTGCTGCTAAACAAAAAGCTGCAGCTGATTTAATGAATCTTAATAGTCAATTAAAAACTTTAAAATGAGTAAATTTAATCAACGTTTAAACGAATTTTATTACAATTTATTAGAGGCAAACGAACCTCAACCAGGTTTAGATCAAACTGGTGGGCAACAAGGAGATCAAGCAACTGCGCCAGCTCCTGCTGCGCCTGCTCCTGCAGCTCCAGCTCCTGAGCAAGAGGCCCAACCAATGACCCCTGAGGGTAAAGTATTTTTAGTGGAACTAGCTCTTAAAGCTCTAGCGGTAGATTCATCAACAATTAGTGAACAAGACAAAGCAATATTTGAAAC